ACCCGGTTCTGATACGGACAGCGGTTGTATCACAGCCGTTGTTTTGACATCAACCGTCACAGGCTCAAACCCCACATACCCCTCAGCCTTTTCAGCGTCGGAAACATTGTATGTGCCGTTTTCTGTTATGGTTATGGGCTTGACCTTTCCACCTCCCGACATCTTAGCCATATATGCCGCTTCCAGAAAAGGATACGGAAACATTATTCCACCTCCTCCAAAGTCTCAGTCCAGTTTTCCACATCAATGGTCAGCTTGGCTTTTTTGCTGCCCGAGTAGATAAACCAGAACACATTATCGCTGCTTTTGCCTTTGTCGGAGGGCGCCGCCAGCGGAAGAAATCTGTTACCGACCTTCACAATAGGCGCTCCCCCAATGGGTTGGTAACACAGTAAATCAGTCTTTTCCATCAAACCGCCTCACATTTCTATCCTCAGTCCAAATCCCTTGTCGCCTGCAAAAAAGCAGCCATAGGACTTGTTTGCCTCCAGCTTGCCCTCCAGCTTGCGGCTGTACAGATCATGATACTCGCTGAAACTGCAATCCGCCTCAGGCGCAGAAACATCAGCCACAATTCCCAGTCCCGTGAAATCAAAATCAACACTCAGCACAGGAAGCTTGTCGCCGCCGTATGCGATGAAATCACCAATGTTGTACAAATAATCAATGATCATCTGCGAACATTCCCAGCCGTGATATGCGTATTCACCGCCGCTGCCGACTATCTGCGATACCATCTGCTGTACAGCCGCCTCAGTCAGATACCGTCCCGAAATGCGCTCCGTGTGCCGCCAGTCGGAGCCCGAGGCATACTCGTTGCCATATGCCTCATCAGTGGCATATACCCCCGTAATGTGCTTGGTGCCCCGCCTGATGACCTCCGTCCTGTCGCTTTCCGCAGGCATATCCAGCCCCGAAGAGGGCGCAGAAAAAGGCACAAACGCCAGCACACCGCCGCCGTCATGCCAGTATCCCACGTCATTGTGGGACAGGTCGCTGAGTATGACCCTGCACGTCTTGCCTGCGAAATCCTGATAGCACAGCTGTGCCATGCGCCCCGAATATCCGCCCTCGGTGAAACCGCACTGATCGGCGATCGCTCCCACTATCTGAGACGTGGGATACCGCTTTGCCTTGCTTTCATTGAAAACCTTGTTGCCGTCATCGTCATAGGTGTACTCAAACTGATCATATCCACTGTAATCAAAGGGGATATCCAGATTTTTACACAGATCATACGCCGTGATGCTTGCCACACCGCCCGCATAGGACTGCTGGGCAATGTAAAAATCAGGCAGCAGATAGCCGTTAAATGTTACCTTGCTGCCCTCTATAAACGGCACAGCCGACCATACATCACAGGAAAATTCCGTTGTGGCCACACCGTCAAATCCCTTGCCCTCCAGCGACCGCCTCAGCCTGATGTTGGCCAGTACGTCCGCACCGTATTCCGTACCCTGATAGGTTATCTTGTACGGCAGGCTAAAGGCCTGAGCCCGTGAGAGGGCAGGTCATAGATACGGATATGTTGTAATAGTCCACCGTGCCGTCGTTAAATACAGGCACACAGCGGATAGTCGGGCGGTCAAACACATTGGTCTGTACCGTGGGGCATTTGTATTTTACAGTCACCTCGTCCGCATTGCAGGCGGTCACAAGGGCAGCTGCTACCGTGTCCGACAGCACCTGAAAATCAGCCGACAGACTGACGCTCACGCCCAGACACTTTTTCTTTTCCTTGCCGTTTACAGCAGTGAAGCTGTCCGAATACACAGGCGCTGTCGATATATCTACAGCCTCGCATATAACGTGTTCGGACATATCCACATTGCCGATTTTTAAGATCGTATCATTCATGCTTTAACCTCCGCTGGCGGTTTTAGCCCGCTTGTTTTCCTGCGCAACAACCTTAGCCACATACTTGCCGTCCAGATCAACCACCTTGTAAACAGGGCTGCCCGATGAAGCAGATGTGCGTTTGACCGCCGCAGATGTGTCCTGACTGTCCGCCGCCGTTGTGTTCGCAGCCGATGTATTTGCCGAAAGAGCCGCCGAAGAGTTGGCAGCAGATACATTCGCCGCCGCCGTGTCAACATAATCATCATCGAAAACAGGCTTGAAGGACTCCTCCCAGTTTGCCTGAAAAGCCGCCATAAAGCCCTCGCCGAAAACCGTTCCCGCATCTGTGCCCAGCTGCTTAAACTCGTCGGAATTTTCCGTGACCATATTGGCGATAATCTTGCTGTATGCATCATCATTCTGAATGCCCTCAGACAGCTTTTTCAGCTTGTCGGGGGACTTTAACAGCTCGTTCGCAAATGCAAGTGCATCTTCGGGATCCTGTTTTAACAGCTCCGTGATGATATCATCGGGAGTGTTCTTCTCGATAAGCTCCGCAATTTTCGATGTAAGCTTTTTCTTGGCTTCGATTTTTTTCTCAAAGCCCGCAAGGTCAATGCTCCGCTTCTTCGTCTTGGCACCCGTCCGCTTGTCGGTCTCTTCGGAGCTGCTAAAAATATCCCCGCCCGAGGAAAGACTCTTGGCAAGGCTGTCACGGCTTTTTACAATGCTGTCATAGGATTTTTCCACAGCATCACGCTGCTTTTTGGCAGCGGTTTCAGCCTCTTTCGCTGCCTTGTCATCATAGCTTTTCTGCTCTTTCAGAAGCTTCAGGTTATAGTCCTTGTAAGTCTCCGAATTATGGTCAAGCGTTTCAAGGAATGCCCTCTCCTGCTCCAAAAGCCAGCTGTCGTCATAGCCCTTTTCCAGCTGCTCGGTTTCAATTTCTCGGAACTTGTCCTCGACAGAGGATTTAAGGGCGTTTTCAGCGTCCTTTTTAGCCTGCTCCGCTTCTTTTGCAGCCTTTTCAGCCGCCTTTGCCTCGGTGTCCGCAAGCTCTTTGAGCGCCGCATCAAGCATTTCTGACCGGTTTACCACGCCGTCAACGCCTGCATCGGGCATACTGTCAGCTCCGCTGCCTTCCACATCGGCAGTGCCGTCAAGGGCGCCCGCAATATCACCGTTTGTCTTTTCAATTTCGGAAACGGCTTTTTTCCTTGCTTCGGTCAGGTCATCAATGGTCGCATCTACCGCTGTGAGGCTGCTGCTCAGATACTTTTCAACGCTCGTCTCGCCCGACATATCCATTTCTGTCTGCATCCACTTTGGCAGCAGATCATAATCAAACAAACCGTTTTCCTGAGCTGTAAGGAACGCATCGTTCCATTCGCCCAGCTTTCGGGTGTTGTCCGCTATCATTTTGTCAAGCTGTTCCTGCGTAAGACCGTCGTAGCGTTTTATGCGCTCCGCCTGTGCCTGCGCAGCCTTTTCCACTGCATTGCTGTCACCGCTGAGCGCATTGCTGAGAGCCTCCTGCATATTTTTATACATATCGGCTCCTACGCTTTCCCAGTCGTAGTTTATGATATTGTCTGCGATATGGTCACACAGGTCAAGCGCAAACTCAATGATGTCGGGAATGGCACTGACAAGAGCAGTGTTCAGCTCCATGAGTATCTGCGGAGCCTTTGCCAGTAGTATCGGCAGGGAATTTATCAGACCGTCAGCAAGACCTATGATTATGTCCTCGGCAGCCGAAATAAGCTTGTCAGTGTTATTTATCAGCGTTTCCGTGATGGTCAGCACCGCATTTACAACAGCGGGTATAAGCGTGTCCAGATTGTCGGAAATGCCCTTTGCAAGAGCCGTTATAATGTCCATAGCACCCTGCGTTATAATATCGGCGTTGGAAAGTATAGCCGTGATAAGCGCCGTGCAAAGGTCAGCCGCCGAGCCTGCGACCTTGGGCAATGCGGATATAAGCCCCGACAGCAGCGTGTCGATTATCTCGTCCGCATTATCTGTTACAATAGGTATAGCCGTGTCAGCAATGGAAGAAAGCGTGTCAAGCAGAGCCGCAATAAGACTGTTTGCGCCGCTTATAACATCGGGGAGCATATCTTCAAGTGTCTGCGGTATCAAAGGCAGAATGCCCTCCGCAAGTTCGGCAATGCCCGTAGCCATCTGCGGCAGTACCGCCATAATGCGGGGCATAAGATTGTCGGATACGTTCAGAACGCTGTCAATAAGGTCAGATACGAGCCTGTCAAAATCCTGCGTGGGGTCCGCCATTCCTGTGAGCATATTCTGCCATGCAGCTGTCATGCTTGCCATAGAGCCCTGCAGCGTATCGGCACCCTCAGCCTGAGCATATCCCGAAAGCCCCTGCATCTCAATGTAGTCAACAAGAGCGTTCTGGCAGTCAGCAAGGTTGTCAATGGTGTATTCCGTTGCCTCGCCGTGGGCCTTTTTGTACGCATTTACCTTGTCGATAAGCTCCTGAAAGCCCTCTTTTGTGGGGGTGATGCCTATCTGCAAATTATCGAGCATTGTGTAGTTGTTTTTCATAATGCCGTTAAAAGCATTCTGAACATTCTCAGCTGTATTGCCCGTAGCCGCCACGATATCAGCCTCGGCAGTGACTATTCTGTCGGCAAGCTTTGCAGCCCCCAGCTCATCGCCGCCCATGGCAGTCTTCAGACCAATGGCGAATCCGTTCACCTGTTCAAGGTAATCGTTCTGGGACATCTGAATGTCCTTGTAAGCGGTCTTGGCTTTTTCCGCAATGAAGTCATAAGCCTCACCGAACATCAATTTCGCACCGCCTGCAAGCTGCTCATAATCCCCGAAACTTGCGATTGCCTCTTTAGCTAAAGCGCCCACAGCCGTCGCAGCCGCAGCGGAAGCAGCAAGGGCAGCCTCTGCGATAACGCTCATAGTTTTGGTGGCAAGCTTGCCGACATTGCCCATAACCTTCTTGAAATTGGCATCATCGCCCAGAATCTTATAAACTATCTCGCCAACATTCACTTACCCTCACCACTCATTCTCTCCATAGCCTCTCTGTGAATGCGCTCGACCTCGTCAAGCATAGCCCTGTCACGTTCAGCAGTGTTTTTGAACCTCTGGACCTGTTTCTTCTTCAGTGCAAAAATGCGTTTGAGCCGTATCACCCTTGACCTTTCAGCCGATGACTTTGTTTCCGACAGTCTTTCGGTGCGTATGCCGATTATCTGTTTGAGCTTGCATTCATCGGGCAGCCCCCGAAACAGTGCACAGAAATCAAACCAGTGCAGCTTTGCCACGTTCAGGTCAATGCCGTATGCGTTCAGGAAATCAGCGTAAAAATACGCCTCATCTTCCAAAAAATCAAAGCACGGCTCGCAGCTCTCCGAAACGGAAGACCGCTTTTCTTTTGCTTTCGGAGCAAGTCCCGAAATGTAGAAGTCCGTCATAGCGTCCGCCGCAGCCTTCTCCGAAACGCCCTCAGGCAGCCCCGCAAAGTAAAAACGCCCCGCAAGCGCACAGGCCTTGTCAGCGTCCTTGTCCGACATTGCCTCCGAGTAATCGCACATTATGCGGAAATCGGGGTCAACGGGAACGGGGATACTGTCAATGCTTATGACCTTTGGCTTCGGGCAAAACAACATTTTTCTCACCTGCTATCCTCTGCATAAACGCAGTGATCTCATCGTAAATGTACTTGAGTACAGCATATCTTTCAACGATGTTCGGCAGCCTGTCAGCAAATATCTTTGAGGCGGAACCGTCTCCGAGAATGCTGTCAATGGCATTGTCAAAAGCTAAGATCACCTTTTCCTCATCAGCCCCTCCGTCGTTTTTCAGGCTCAGAAAGGTGTCTTTTATGCTTCCCAGCCTGTCAACGAGCGGCTTCTGAAAGACAATAGGATACTTTTTGTCCTCTACCTCGATAACGCAAATGCGGTCAGTGAATTTAAAGCCCATAATATAACCTCCGTTTTTTATGAAAAAGCGGCACACGGGAAATCCCCGCATACCGCAGTTTCAGAATTTACTCAGCAGCCTTAGAATAATACTTGTCAGCCGCAAACTCAGGAGCGCTCTCACCCTTTTCGAGCTTCACGAAAGCACCGTTCTTTCTCTCATAGTAACTGTCATACTTGGAAGCCCAGTCAGCAGGAGACACCTTAAGAGCAGTGTAACCGCCAAAGCCCATATATTCAAGCTTTGTGGGCTCAGCGGCAGCCTTTTTGATGCTGCCGCCTACGGAGAGGTTTTCCTCGGGAGCACCCGAACCGTCATCATCGAGAATAAGAGAACCCGAGCCGATCTCGCCCTCACCCGTAAGAATATTGAACCACACATATCTTACAATAGCAGCCTGACCCTTTGCGTATTTCATATCAAATGAAGTAACAAAGTCCTGGAAGGGGTCGCCCTTGTAACGGTCGCACTTGAATGTGATAGTTCTCTGATTGCCCGTCTTTGTGGAGCTTTCGCCGTGGTAGTAATAGCTGTTTGTCTTTTCCTTGGGATTAAGCGATGAAGAACGGTCTGTAAAGCCCATATATGCGACCGCAAAATCATCAACATCAGCGTTCTGCTCTGCCGAAACGTCAATAGCAAGAACCATCTGATCCGTAGTGATAAATCCCACAAATGCAGGGTTTGTCTTGACTTTCGCAAACATTTCCTTAAGTGTCATAAAATCATTCCTTTCACTTCTGTATAAAAAATGTAATTTCGATACCGGCGGTGTATATCCAGTACTGTTCATTGTGCATCGTTGGGGCAGGCAGTGAATTTACTTTTACCTTGACCTGTGAAATGCCCTCGATAACAGGCTTGGAAGCGGCAAGGGTCTCACATATGCCGCAGAGCTTTTCCACAAGCACAGCCTGCCTGTTGTTTGTGTCCATAGCTGAAACGGAAAATATCACCGACTGAATTTTGCTCCCGTCGTAATATTTTTTGATGTTCTTGTTTCCTGCATAGATGATCGCACTCTGACCTGCCGCCGATACAACGCCTATCTCGTCAATGCCGCCCAGCCTTTTCAGCTCTGCGGCAATTTGGGTGTAAATATCTCCGTTCATCGGCTTATCTCCTCCTCATACGTCCGCTTGAAAACAGCCTGCCACTGGTCGCCATAATCGCTTTCAGCCCTTTTGCACCATTCGGGAGCTGCATTCGGATTTTTATGCTTTCTTGCAGACGGCAGCTTATACTGCTTTTCAGCATAGGGCATAGTCCATTTCAGTTCGCCATTGTTGAAGTCGCTGTGAATGACTGATGATTTTATCAGATCACCCGAATCCTGCTTGCAGAAATAATTGCAGTCTTTAAGTGCCTGCTCTGACGTAGCAAAAATCGCCTTGTCCATAGCGCCTTTCATATCGCCGCCCGATATGCCGCCCCTTATCTCAATATCCACCCTCACGTCATCACCACCTCCAGATGATGAATATCCCCCTGTGGTGTGAAGAACGTCTCCACCTCACTCACAACAAAGGTCTCACCGTTAAAAATAACCTCGTCCCCCGTCTCAAAGGAAACATCATTGGGCACGGAAGAAAAAGCATCAAAATACATCTTTGCCCTTACCTCGGGAATATCGCCCCCGAGAGAGAAACGCTGAGAACGGCAAGGCTCAATGTAAACAAAATTGATGTCCGTCTCAAGGGTCTCACCCTTGCCGCCCCACCCGTCCGAGCTTAACTTCTCAATAAGCCTGACCTTGTGGGGAAGATAGCAGCGGGGAATAGGGGATATCAGCAACATACGCCGCACCCCCTGTATAAAAGTCCCGCCCGTTCAAGGTAACTCTCAGCCCGAGAGCATATGCCCCTCGCCGCCGCAGAACCGCCGCCCGAAGAAGAGCCACCCGAGGACATCGAGAACGAGCCGAGAGTGAAGCTCTGCGCCGTACCCGATACCGACATAGCCCAGGCATCAATGCCGCCGCACAGCCCCATATATTCAGCCTGTGCGCATACCGCAAGATCAAACTGCCTCATCTCCTCTTCCGTCTCGGGAGCACGGAGAATAAAGCAGTTTATCTCGCTTTCGGCTCTCGTCAGCAGGCGGTCAAGGTCGGGATAGTCCATACCGCCGAAAACGTCATAATAAAAATCCGTACTGACCGCCATACTCTCACCTTTCCTTATGCCTTGATGTTGGCAGCAGTCACGGTGATATAGCCGACAGTGACCGCCTTGCTGTCCGAGTTAAAGCAAACTACCTCGATAACATTGCCCTCGGCAGCTGCGATCTCGGTAGTGCCGCTGGTAAGCGCTGTGCCTGCGTATGCGGTGGAAGTCTCGCCGTAAACAGCCCTTGCGGAAGGATTTACCTTGTACGCATAAGTGCCGCTTGCATCGCCGCCTGCCGCAACGGTGATAACAGTCTTGCCCTTGGTGCTGCCTGCCGCTGCTGTGAGCTTAAGAGAGCCGGGAGCATATACCGCACGGATAGCCACGCTTCTGAGGACCTTGTGGCCGTATGCCATACGTCCCTGAACTGCACTCGCACCGATGTAATTACCCGAACCGCCAAGGTCCTGAATATGTACGGGAACGGAGAACTCCTCCGCACGTGTTGCGAAACGGGGGTGTCCTGCGATCATTGCAAGATTAGCGGTCTTGTCATTCCATTCAATGACGTTAAAGCCTGCGATTTTTCCCACAATGCCGCTCTGAACCACGTCATCGCCCAGAGAAGAAGCCTTGATGAACTCGGGAGACTTAAGGATATACGAGTATGTGCGGGGAGTGACAAGAATATATCTCCTGCCGTCATCGGGAATATTGGCCTCGCTCATCTGCTGCCTGATATCCACGATATCGCTGTAAATGCCGTCAACGGTAAGCGCACCGATGTTGGTAACGGTAGCGCCTGCGATAAGAACGGTCGCACCGTCATTGTCCTCAACGGCAGCAAGGGAATAGCCCGCACTGTCAAGCCTGTCAGCTACAAGGTTGTCGGGAACGAGCTGTGCATCGTAGCCGTCAATGATCTCATTTACCGCCTTGTCCTTGTTAATGGGGAAGTTCTCGTAAGTGGTGGAGCCTGTGCCCGCCTTGATACCGTTTGCCTTGTCGTAATCGGAAACAGCCACCTCGGTGTCTCTCACGGGAATTTTAACAATGCCCGCCTTGGGGCTGCCCTCATAATCGGTGTTGAACACAACGCCGTTCTTCAGCTTGTTTTCCTTCCTGATCTTCATAAGGACAAGGTCTGAATATCTTACCTGTGCTTCGTGTGCCATAAATACATACCTCCAATTTTATGTAGTTTTTCTGAGGTCGGGATTTTTCTCATAAAAGCGGCGCTCCACTCCCGACATCTGAGAGCCGCCATTATTGCCGAATTTTACCCCCGTGGTAATGCCCTTGGGAGCTTCGGACTTTGCTGAGCAGAACGAGGGGTATTTTGAGATGACCGCATCAATAGCCTTTTCAATAGGCATATCGTCCGATACCTTTGCCATGGCAAGGGCGATAACGTCATCTACAGCCTCGGCAGTTACGCCCCTGGAATAAGCGCAGCACTTAGCCTCAGCCGCCGCAAGCTTCTTCTCAGCGTCCGCCCTGCCATTTTCTGCAGCGGATATCTTTTCCTGTGAAAGCTGTTCGGCAGTTTTCCGGCTGTCCTGCCACTTTCGGAACGCTTCCATTTCTTCCTTTGAGGGCTGTCCCTTTGCCTGCCTTTCAAGTCTCTGCTTGACTATTGCGTCAAGCTCTGCCTGGGTAAATGTTTTTGCCGTCTGCTCAGGCTCAGACGTAGATACAGCCTTTTCAGGGAGATTTGCTCCGCCCTTTACAGCCTGTGTGGGATCACCTCCGTAGGCTCCCGTGGAGCCATTTTCAGCCTTGTTGGTTTCGGTTACGGTTGTGTTTGTTTCTGCCATTATGATTACCTCCGTTTATAGCCTGTCGGCTTGTTTTTTCCGTCCTCAGTTTAACGCCGTAAGTACGTTTAGGGCATAAAAAAAGCAGCCGTAAAGCTGCTGATTTACTGTTTAACCCCTCGATTTCGAGGGGTTATGTTTTGTTGACTGATATTGCTTAGAAATTACAGTACAACGCCCTCAATTACTGCTCTTGCCTGCAATATAGCGATATAATCTTCCATCGTCCTCACCTGAAACTCATACAGTGATCTGGGACACGTAGGCGTGAAGTTCAGCTCTTCCTTATCCCATTTTTCAAGCATTGCTTTGAGCTTTTTGCAGCGTATCGCAACCTGTCCGTACTCGGCTTTGAATCTGTCTTTGTAATCGGTACTTGCCATAAGCTCGGCTGTGTCTGTCAGCTCCATAGGTCTTGCTGTTGTTTCGTTCATAACATCATATCCTTTCATTTTGATATAAAAACAGCGCATATGTTACCGACAAAAATGTCGTAAGCATACACGCTTGTGTGAGTATAAAAAATCACCCTACTTGTGTAAGGTGATTAAAACCATATTGCTGTTGCTTCCTTGGGAATAGGCTGACCTAAATCCAAAAGCTCTGAAAGCTTTGAACGCACGTGAGCCACATACATTTTCTTGCCGTGCTCATATTTGGAAAACTCAACGTTTGTGACCTCTCGTGTTTGGGCATCAACAGTTACTTTTCCGGCATCACTGCTGTTTTCAGGAATATAGTCGCAGGAAATGCTGTTCCCGTCAAAAACAATATTCAAAAGGCTTACCATATAAGCACCTCCTTATTCGCAATATTTTGCGTAATTATATTTCTTTGAAGCCAAGATGTGGGCTTCATTTTGAGAATACCCTTTTTCCATATAGCGGAGTTCGGCATATTCGTGTTTCAGTAAAACGATATCCTGTTCCTTGAAATCGCCGTTTATAAGCCGCTGCCAAGACTGAGCCATATCATAAGAGGGGTCAAATCGCTTATGCCCTGTCAAGAGGTCGTGTTCGGTGATAAAAACGTGATTTTTTATTTTGTCAATTTTATCACGGCTTATTCCTGTTGCCGCAGATATCTTCTGCGTATCTGTTTTCATATGGCGAACAGATTCATAATATTGAACAGCGTGCTTTTCAGCTTCCTTGCTGTAAGGATTCAACGCTCCGCTTATTGCACCTGTATTTATTATACCACTTTTGCTGCCATTGTCAAGCAATTTTTGATACCATTCATCAAGTGAAAGTACCTTTGACCCTGACCCGTCTTTCCATTCACCTTTATCAAAATATCGCCTGATGTATGGCGGTAAATCATCTGCGTGAGTATAGTAAGCCGCATATGCTTCTGACCAAGCTTCACTTGTAGTTTGGAGTATCATACAGCCCGTTTCTTTATACCAGTGGTCAGCATCAGCAGAAAATCCCGTAGGAATATCGTGCTTTGTTGCATAAACATGACCGCATTCGTGAAAATCGGTAGCTTTGCCGTCTTTGTTAAAATGATAAGACTTTCCGAGATTTCTTGAAACAACAAGCTCCTCAGATTTTGCCTTTGATTCTGTAATACTGTCAATCGTCTTATAATTTCTGGTGTTTACAGCAACAATAGTATTACCACTTCCTATAGTCCTTGGTATATCAGCAATACCTGCTCTTTGAAGGTCAATTTCATACGGCGTAACAGTGCAGGCATAGCCTCTCTTTTGTGCTTTCCCAAGCGGTGCACCTGTCACAGATGTATATTTCTGCAAATCGGTTACAACATACGGCATTGAATCGTCAGGCAATGTGCTGAGCGCCATATTCATATTATTTGCTCGTTCAAGTGTGAATTTGGAATAATCAGGGTGTTCAACACCAATTGATCTTGCATATGCCTTTGCTTCTTCAATTGATTCAGCGTTGTTAAAAGTCGGCTTTGTAACAGGTGCCTGATGAATTTGCTGATGTATAGACTTCGCAGGAACATTGACAATATCCGCCTGACCGCCCGAAGGAGTAAAAGGAGTAACGTGAGTAGCACCGCTGTTTTTGCTTGCCTTCCTCTCCGCCCAAACCGTCTTGCTCGACTTGCTCCTGTCATACCCATAAACCTGAGTGCGGTCATTGTGCTGCTTAAGCCCCGTTTCCTTGCAGTAAGCGGAATACTTCTCCTTTTGGTTTCTGAGCCGTAAAGAAGCCTTCTGCAAGCCCTCAGTGTCGCCCACCTCCTGCAGCATCATACATTCACGCTTGGCGGCTCTGATGCCCCGTTCCATAGCTCTCTGCTGCTGAAACTGCATATACCGCCTGTCATTTTCCTCTTTTGGATAAGGAAAATACCGCTGAAAATTGATGCCCTCTGCAAATGGATATTGAACGTGCCCGCAGTTGATACCGAGTATTCCGTCAGGCTGCCCGTAACTCGTCTGAGAAAAAGGCGTAAAATGTATTTTATTTCCTGCGCCGTCTGTGGTTACTCCGCTTGTGCCGTCACGGGAATAAATTTTTCCTTGGTCAATGGCACATTTGGGACGTGCGCCCAGATGTGAGCTTAGTTCGATAAGGTTTATCCCGTACTGGTCGCATCGTGCGTCCTGCGCCGCCCTCGCAGTGTTTCCGAGAGTTGACCGCATATCCATCATAACATAAGCTTCGGGGGACCATTCACGCCCACGCTTGTCAACGAAAGCGGGAATGCCCTTTTGAGCAAGCTCACGTATGGTTTTCCTTGTTGCTTCCTGCAATGACATCTGCCCCGATACAGCCTTTGCCGCACCCTTGCCCATAATGTCAAGAGCGCCCTGCCTGCCCTCGGAAGTGTCACGGTAAATAGCGTTCACAGCGTTCACATACGCCGAACCTGCCTTGTACTGCATAACCGTGTTCACAAGGTTAAGGCCACTCGCCGCCTGCCGCTGAAACGCCTTGGCCGCATTCATGGCTGAGGTTTCCGCAGGAATGTCCGAGAAATATTCCGACAGCCCCGCAGCATTCGCCGCCTGCACCGCATTGTCAAGATATCCTATCTCGGTCTCAGCTGCCGTCAGAACAGCGTCCATAGCCTGACCGCCCTCGACCTCGGAATATCCCGCAATGATAGCCGCCGCCCGCTTGTCGAAACGTCCTGCTCTTGCAAGCTGCCTTATCCGCCATTTGGACGTGTCGGAAATATTTCCGTCCCGTGAAAGCTGCGCCGCAATTTCCCGCAGGATATCATCTTCCATATCCAGCAGCACCCGAACAAGCGGAGCCGAAAGCTCGTCATACTGTTCCCTTGTCACCTGCATCACCGCCCGAAGCTACAAAGCCGTCACCGTCCGAAACTCCGAGAACAGCACTTTCCGCATTTATCCTTTCAAGCTCCCGCTTTGCCGCCTCTTCATCGCATTTCATTATCTCCATAATGGCGGAAATCTTTGACTTTAGCCCCGCCGTTACAAGACTGATGTTGTTTGCGATAAGCGTGTTGTCATCAATAACAACGCTGTCCTTGAACGCCACAGTGACCTCAAAATCGCCCCGGGGAACTTCACCTGTTATCTGTGCCAGTTTCAGCACAGCCCTGCACATTTCCTCAATGAACTCAACGAGGAGATTTTTCTGACAGCGTATCGTAACAGCCGTCTTGTTTTCCTCGGAAACCACCTCGGTCGCAGTCTTAACTCCGCCCGCCTTGTCGAATGACAGCGAGCCGGGAGAAAGCCCCACCTGAAAGCACAGAATATTCAGCAGCGCATTTATGCCGTCAACGTGCTCTGAAATTCTCAGCTCCACCGTGTTGTCCGTGATTTTCAGATCCTTGTCCTCATCGCATTTCAGTGCCTGATAAACCTCGTCATCAGCGTCAAAATACCGCTCTGTCTTACCCGTTTCGGGATTGACCACAGTACGAATGCAGGAGCTTGGCACGATTATTCTTTTCTTTCCGAGAACAAACTCACGGGCAAAGCTGTCAAACGCTACATCAAGGGCTTTGAGCGTGTCCTCGCAGTTTGCAAAGCAGCTTATGCCGAGAGGCAGCTCCGTGGGAATGTTGCTTGGAAAATCGGTCTTGAAATACTGAAACAGGGGAGTGTCCATAGCATATGTGAACGTGTCTGCCATATCGGGATAAAGCACCGACAGCGGCACTCTGTCACCCGGAGCATTGGGGTCAGAAGAACGAAACAAAAAGCACTCCACAAGGATATCATCATCCTTGACGGAATGCTTCTCGAATAACGTGTAATAATATTTGCCCTTGGCTGATACCGTGCCGAAAATGCCCTCGGTAATGTCCCTGTTGTCCCATTTCAGCGGATAAAACTGCCGCCCCTCAACAAATGACAGCCGCACCCTGCCCCGTTCTATGTATTCCCTCAGAACACAGCCGCCCTGAGCAAATGCCGAAGAGAGAAGCCGTGGAATGTTCTTCCAGAAGCCCTCACGACAGAGGAAATCAAGGATAAAGTCGTCATATTCCTTTGACCCGCAGGATATATCCACCTGCTCTGCAAAGCACTTATGTGAAAATTCATCGCATAAAATCTTTGCCGTGTTCAGCATATTCATCTGCCGCACAGTGCCCCTGTTCAGCCCCGCACGCTTCACCTCACGCCATTTGGGGCGACCCTCGTAAATGTCCTGCCACCTGTCCATATAGCCGCTGTAAAAGCCGTTATCCCCGGGAAATTCTTCCTCCGGAAACGCCTGCCGCATTTTTTCTATCATCATTTTTCATCACTCCCTGTCTAAAAAAGGCATAAAAAAACCGCCTGATCTCTCAGACGGTAACAAGCGGACGGATTTGCACCGACATCTTGCATTACTCCAATGCAATTAAATTCTATCGAGGCTAAATAGCGCAGTTGAAATCAACTATCAGGCAGTTGATATCAACTATCAGCATGATTTATCATCTGATTGCTTAGCTAAATTAACATGGAATTTAATTTTTGATTTTATCAAAGCATTGGTGCATATTCTCCTTCTTAAACTACTTCTTGCTTTTTTTATTATACCATATTTTTGTCACTGTGTCAACCATGCGCTTTTCTTCGGCTGAAAGTTTTGATGTACCATTTTCACCGTGAATATAGCCTTTATGAGTGTGAGGCGGTTTTAAATATACCGGTTTTCCTTGTCTTATCACTTTGTGAGGAGAACCTGATAAATCAATCTGCTTAACTCGTTTGTTATTATTATCGTGATATGTAATATATTTAGGCTCTCCGCTGTTATTTATAGTAACATAAACACGTCCTTTGGTCATAGTTTCAAATGGAGCAGTTGCATTGCCTGAATTTGATTGTATAAATTTGATATTTCCGCTTTGATAAAGTGTTGTGTATTCACTTCCGTAAGGCTTGCCTTTATCGCTCACCCCACTGGAAGCACCTCTGCCACCCATTGCGTTACCCCTTTCTTCGCCTTAAAACCTGATTTATCATTTTGATTTTACTGTCAGCGGAAGCAAAACCAGCGACTTGTGACGCACTCTTGCTTGCCGCACTACGTGCAAATTTTTGATAATTATCAATAGAAACAGCACGCAGTTTTGACAGTTCTGCATTAAGGCTTTGAGTAGACATTTTAGCATAGTTTGCAACATCTTCACTGTAACTTGTTCTGTATGTTCCCCCGGTAGGTCTGCCGGTATCAAACTTTCTTATTTTGCCATTTGAATCAGTATATTCAACGTGCTTTGCTCCTCTGGTAAAACCATAATGTTTTGCGTCATTAAACTGCGCTGTATCTTCTAATTTTCTTTCCTGTGCGGCACTAAGTGCTATTCCGCTTGATCCACCTCTACCACCCATTAACCTTCGCCTCCCTGAATTTATCCTGAAAAGATTTGATGTGAATTATATTCCCTCTGCATTCATCGGGAACAGAGCCGTAAAAAATTATTTCCGAAGGACTGAGCCGTTCGCACATAGCCTCATAGCCCCTCAGAAACGCCGCTTTCGCTGTCCTGCTGTTCTGCGTTCCCACCGATGAAACAGCAACAACGCCGCCCACAGGTTCACCGTCAAAACACCAGTCAAAGGAGCTATCATCACTCCAGCAAATTGTGGGAATGACCTTTATCCCCAACGACTGCCAATACGCTCCAAGCCAGTGTTTACGGTAATGATTGTATATCTGCATAGCCACAGGAAAATCGGTGTACAGCGAAAAATCGGGAGACAGCACACAGGCAAACTTTGAAAGCGTGTTTATATAATCCCTCGGTCTGTTCCATACCCTGAAAAACTGGTAATCATCAAGGAAGAAGTGAACAGCTCTGCCTTCACATTTCTTGCAGCTTTTGGCATAATTAAAGCCGATGAAGTCGGAGAATGCAACATCATCGGCCCTGATAACAGGTATATCATATTTCCCCGCAACATCGGGCGTGAACTTTTCAAGATTTTCATACCGCTGTTTTTCGGGTATCATAAACCTATTGTCCTTTCCATCATATCGTTCATATACGGCTCCGTGCTGTACTCCTGCGCATCGAGATTATCAATGTTTGTTGTGCCGTCGTCAAGGCGTACATCAGCTGTTTTCACCTTGTCGTCCCACATAGCCTCTGACAGCGCATCTATAGTGGATTTGCAGCCTTTGAATATCTTGTATCGTCCTGCACCCATCATCGCCGTGTAAAAGCGAATGCGGTCGTTTATGGGGCCTTTGCGAGCATTGTGTATCTCAATACGCAGCCCTCTCCTTGCCTCATCTATCCGCATACCCTCAATGAGCGTCTGCTCCGCACTGTCGCAATAGATATCCACCAGCGGAACATCACCGAGAATGAGCCTGCATTCTGCAATAAAGCCCGCAAAATCAGCATATAGCTGTTCGGGCGTTGCAGCGTCCTTCCTGCGGTAATCATGTACCGTGACCATCTGCCCCAGCCCACGGGTAAACGCCGTGCAATTAAACGCATGAGCCGATGTGCCACCGCCAAAGTCAACGCCCGCAGTGGCAAATGCAAAGTCAAAACCGTTGAGATCGTCTATGATAAAATCCCCGGGGCAGTCATTGAAGCGGCGATATATAACGCCCTCCGCATTGACCCAATCGCCCAGCACATAGCGGTCGTAATAGACCGTGCCTGCATACTCGGTTTTCAGTGCCCTGACGAAATTCGGGTCAAGCGTGGGGTTGTCGTCAAGGGTGTATTTCTGACAGTAGATGTCCGCATCACTGTCAAGAAATTTCTTGAACCAGTGCTGCCGACCCTCAGGGTTGCAAGTGCCGTCAAAACAGCTGTAAGGCTTGTCAAGTCGGGATTTGAGCATATCAAAAACCGCCTCGCTCCAGGTCACGACCTCATCGCCATAGCAATACTTGACCGACATACCTCGTATCTTGTCCACCGATGTTTTCTTGTCGGCACCGAGGCAATAGCACCGCTCGCCAAACAGCATAGCCGTGTTGTCAGTCGTGCGGATAGGTTTCACCAGCTCCTCGCCCCACAGCTCCTGCAGGGGATATATGACGTTGCGGAGCAGCGTGCCCTGAGTGTGCCCCAGAAGCAGCACAGCCCCCTCACGCCCCGCAACATTGCGAATGCGCTTGGGAATGGCGTAATAGTCCATGTACGTCTTGCCGGAACGGGTCGCCCCTGTCTTGACGTTCCATCGATGCACAGCCTCCCGGAAATATTCCTTTTGCATATCCGTGAACATCAGAAGCCCCCTTCGATCTTGCCGAGGACTTCATCAAGCTTGGAGAGTGCCGCACTGTCTCCCTCGGAAGAAGCCTTTTCCTTAAGCTTAAGCTCACGCTTTTTAAGGGCAAGCTCCTCGTGCGCAATATCCTTGCCGAGTATCTGTATCACCCTGTCAAACGCCTTTGTGTCACCCTGAGCGGCACTCAGGAACATAGACATAACAAGCACCATTTCGTTGTCCATATCATCGGGAGAAACACCGAGAGCTTCAAGCTGCTCCCTGTCATTGGCGGCAGCGGGAAGCTCAAGCAGAGCCTTCATCTTCTGCTTTATATCCTTTTTGCGCCGCCTTGCAGCCCCCGAGGCCTTGCCGCCTTTGGAGCCGTTTTTCACGGCTTCCTCTCGGCTTTGGTCGGAAGTATACGGTATTAAATTCTTTTCATTCACGGGTCACCACCTGCCGAAAAATTGATATAAGAAAAGCGCCCCGAAATCGGAGCGCTAAATAAGATTTTATTTAATTAGTGGTTTGGAGAGCATTTTTTGCAAAAACCTGAACCCTGATCTCCGTTTTTATAATCGTCTTTATCAAAGACTTTTCCGCAATCAGGGCAAGTGAAATATTCGCCAACACACTTTTCGCAAACAAATCCGCCATCATTATGCTCGTACTCAGCATTTGGGGCATTACAATTTTTGCACTTCATATTGATTTATCCTCCTGTCAAAAAGCTTGTACATATACTTATCAGTATATATATTTTAACACAAATGGTATGACATTGTCAAGCTTTTTGAGCAATTTCTATAAGAGCATTTCCGTGAAGCCTATGTACGTGACGCACACTGATTTTCATTTCTAAAGCAATCTGTCCCCAAGACTTGCAGTAAAGATAATAACGATTAAGCACTTGCCGCTTTCGCTCATCTTTCACAAGGTAAATGAGTCTGCCCGCCGCACAATACGGGTTTGAAAGTTCTGCTTTGCATTTGTCCGCTTGGGTTTCATAATCAGATACCTCGCAATATGATTCTTCAACGGAATTTCCGTTGCGCTCATATTCTGCGCCTGTGCTGTTATATCGCACTGTTTTGCCGTCTGTAAGTCTGCTCTCATAGCTTTTGTGCTTATTTCTGGCGTTAAGGTACTCAATGCCCGCTTCCCGAGCTGAGCTAAGTATCTTTTTCACTTCCTGTACTGTCATCTTCAGCCCTCCTATAAGCCGTGTCTAAAATTGATTACCCCTATTCTTTTTCAGTCATTTAATTGTAGAGCTTCTGATCTCACGAATACGGGCCTTTAATGCCTCCAGCAATGCGTCCTGTACGTCCGCTTTGCCCTCAAGGGCTGCAGCCACGTCAACATCACGTGTGTCCTGGGTAACTAACCGATGGATTATCACCTTATCGGCCTGCCCCTGTCTGTGTAGTCGTTTGTTTGCCTGCTCGTACAGTTCCAGTGACCAGTTAAGTCCAAACCAGATTATATGATGCCCTCCTTGTTGTAGGTTCAGACCGTACCCGGCGGACGCAGGGTGCGCCAGAAGAATGTCGATCTTTCCGCCATTCCAGTCCTGCTGATCCTTGTCCGTTCGAAGCTGTCTAACTGAAAGAGAGGTCTTTTCCAAATGTTTTAGTATGCGTGTAAGCTCATGTTGAAAGTTATAGAACACAAGGGCGTGCTGCCCGTTGAGACCCTCGATCAGCTCGGAAAAAGCCTCAAGCTTTCCGTTGTGTATTTCAATAATATTTTTATCCCCGTCATACACGGCGCCGCTTGCAAATTGCAGCAGCTTTCCCGAAAGCACAGCGGCTGTTCCGGCATCAAGAGTGTTTTCATCTATCTGCAGCAGCATATCTCTTTCAAAGTCTTCATACTGCTTTTTTGTCTTTGCATCAAGGAAAACGGGTACATCGACCGTAATACAGTCAGGAAGAGAAAGATAATCGGAGGCTTTCATAGATACGCATATGTCTGAAATAGCATCTTTTATCGCCTCCTCGGCTCCCAGCTTCATCTTGTATGTGGTGAAATGGCCTCCGTGGGTTTCACATTCGCAGTATCGTGTACGGAATTGCGTTATTCTTTTTCCGAGCCGCGCGCCCTGATCTATCAGATATATCTGCGCCCACAGGTCGGTCAGACCGTTGCTTGCGGGTGTACCTGTTAAACCGACAAAGCGTTTGATGTGCTGCCGAATGTAGCAGAGGGATTTAAAGCGCTGTGCCTTGCTGCTTTTGAAGCTTGAAAGCTCATCAACAACGACCATATCGAAACGCCAGTTGTTCGCATCGTATTCCACGATCCACGGAACGTTTTCTCGGTTTATGACATACACATCTGCAGCGGTATTTAGTGCACGTACCCTCTGTTGTACGGTTCCGATGATCTTTGATATGCGCAGATGCTTTAGGTGATCCCACTTTTCTGCCTCAGTGCTCCACGTCATTTCTGCAACCTTTTTGGGGGCGATGACCAGCACTCTGCTGACCTCAAATCTGCCGTAGATCAGTTCATTTATCGCCGTAAGCGCTATGACTGTTTTTCCGAGACCCATGTCAAGCAGTAAACCCAGATCCTTGTCCGTAATTATCCTGCTTATGCAATAGTTTTGATAATCGTGCGGTTTGAATTCCATTTTTACCGCAGCTCCTTTCCAATCACGCCCAGAAAAGCTTCTACTTCGGAAACTGAACGCAGTATTACAACTGTCTGCTTCATGTAGCGCAGCTCTTTTATCCGAAATGCCTGCTGCTTTGACAAGGCACCTTTCGGTGATTTCAGCTCTGCAAAAATAACTGTGCCGTTTGGGAGGCATATTATCCGATCGGGCACGCCATTGCTTCCGGGCGAAACAAATTTATATGCCCTGCCACCGATTGATTTTACGCCGTCACACAATTTTTTCTCGACCTTGTTTTCGGGCTGCCCCATTCAGTATTCACTCCTTGTAACTTTTTCGCGCACGCACGCACGCGTATGCACATATTTCATTTAGGCGCATTAGGCGATATATATATTCTCTCTATGCTCTCTATTTTTTCCTTTTTATATAAGTTTAAAGTTACAAAGTTACGAAACAAGCATAAAACGTTTATCCGCGCCATTTGCACCCGTAACTTTGGCCGTAACTTTCTGTAACTTTCGTAACTTTGACTGTAACTTTGAAGTCTCAAAGTTACAGAAAGTTACAGTCAAAGTTACAGCTTTTCCGAACGTATAAATCCTTTTTGCACACCGTATTCCGCACCGAATCTTATAGCTTTTTGAGACTTAACCCAGCCGGGGATCCTTTGAAGAATACAGTTTATTTCAATAGAATCACTTCTGCGCATAGTCCTCAGATCTCCTCCGAAGCACTCGCACCATATTTCCGCCGCGCATATCTTTTCTCGGGCAGTTCTTTTGACTCCTTCCTTCTGAAAGTCTGCCTGCCAGTACATACGGCGCTGCGTTATCGAGCGTTTATCCCAATCGGGCAATATTTCACGTGCAACAAACTCACGGATAACACCCTCCTTGGAACTCTGCTCAGAGTGTGCTTCCTGCGCAGCTTCCGCAAGTTTAAGAGCCTCACCTGTAAGATACAAATTCTCACCCAGTTGCCAAGCCGTAAGCGCTTCTGCCCATATCTGCGGCGCTTCTGCGGATAAATCACTGAATACATTTTTGGTCGGCTCATGCACAGCACAGTCTATGGGCCAGAAACGGCGGTTTCCGGTTTTATCCCGAAGAAACTCCGATTCGTTTGTTGTTCCGAAAAACACACATCGCCTTGGATACACCGACGTTCTGCGCCCATATGGCTCACGGAATATGTCCTCGACCTTGGATAAAAACTGTTTTACAGCGTTAGTTTCAGCACGGTTAAGGCCATTAAGCTCACCGACTTCATTGATCCATACGCCCTGCAGCATCTCGCAGGCTTCTTTGCCTTCAAAAGTTGACAGACTGTCCGAAAACCACTTACCACCGAGGATCCTCAGCAGGGTGCTTTTGCCTACGCCCTGTGGCCCTGCAAGTATGGGCATGGTGTCGTACTTTACACCCGGGGACATAACACGCGCCACAGCAGCTGTCAGTGACTTCCTGGTGGCTGCTCTTGTGTACGCAGAGTCCTCCGCACCGAGATAATCAATGAAAAGGGTATCAAGCCTCTGTACTCCATCCCATGGCGGCAGAGAAGTCAGATAATCCTTGACAGCGTTATAAGTATGTTTGTGGCATGCAAGCGAGAACGCATCAAGGATACGCTTTTCACCCGTTATGCGATACGCCTTTTCAAGGTAGTGGCGAAGTCCGGAATCGTCATTGTCCGTCCATATGCGGCGCTCAGAGCTGCTGTCCCACGGGAGAACGCTAAGGGCATAAACTCTATTGCTGAATTCTTCATAGACGATCCTGTTTTTAAGCAAGGGGTCATTTTCAAGTATGATAAGTACGTTGTCAACAGTCTTTGCCGCTCCGCCGCTTGATGTTGAAACCTCAAGTAGTGATATCCAGTTTTCGATTTCTGTCTGGGTTTCTGCTCCAAAGGCTTCTACCGCCTGCTGGTACCGCTCTGTGTTGAGTAGGGCGGCAACAGCTTTGTCAGCCGCAGCAAAGCGGCACATTTCTGTGTACGACGGCAGCTTGTTTGTGGGCGTATCAGGCTTTGCATCATCGTCTCTGTTGCCGAACAGATGCAGCCTTGCAAGATCAAAAGCATTGCAAAGCTTACCGCCTGCAGGATCGGTCGCATGATGGGAGTAAAGAAACTGACCATCATTGTAAACGACTGCACCTCCTGTTGTCGAACCGCCCGAATATGTGAAACGACCGTCCGTTCCGCACGGGGTGTACACATCGGGAATAATCTCATATATTACTCTGTAAATATCGTACGTCTTGCAGAATGCACCGACAATGCCGCTCTTCTCTGTAGGATCTGCCTGCTTTGCCCCTTTGGGTATCTTGGGCGCAGCAACGCCTTTCCATTCTGTAATATCGTGCCAGTCGGTGTACATCGCGAGCATTCCGTCTGTGTCTATAAATGGGTTATCTGCATATTCACATATATACGTGCTGTCTGATGAGCAGGACGGCCAGTACATGAGGCGGGAAGCTTCGAATGTAGTCGGGTCGCACATATCCATTCCGACGAATTCTGCCAGCTTACGCGCCAGGGGCTCGTATTCGTCCGCTGAACAGGGGTGGCTCAGAGGAATAAGTACCCTGAGTCTCGGAGCGGCTTCACAGTGTTTGCGGGTGCTGTATATGCAATAACCAAAGCCCAGTCCGTCGATCTTTCGCAGCACATGCTGCGTTTCGCCGGCTCTAATGTTGTCAAGGTCAAGGGTAATAAGATCACGCTCTGCAACGGCGTCCGCTTTGCGTCGGCTTCCTTTAAGCAGGCCGCCCACAAAACCGCCTACGTCTTTCAGATCGTCCTGCTTTGATTTAGGCAGGGCAAGGTATTCGGCAAGTGTTTCCGTACCCCTTGCGGGGGTACGGAGCTTTTCGCAAAGCTCTGACCACATTATTTCCTGGGGGATCCAGCTGACAGCTTTTCTGCTCGATCCGACAGTGATATTTAAAAGTTTATCATTGAGCATATTTGCCCCCCCCTGATAGTTATTCTTTTTTGTAGTAGTCTCCGACAAACCCGTCGGCGTTGAGTATAAGCCCCGGCGCCCATGCAATGGGCTGCTTCATAAGGCTGCATAATGCGTCAAGATCTGCTCTGTCTGCAGGACAGTCAACAACCGCCTCATCGTGTATGTGCATGACCGTCTTATAGCCTGCCTTATCAAGTCTGTCAAGCGTAACGGCGAGGCAGTCACGGGCGATGGCCTGCACTACGTTTTCAGTCAATTTTCCGCCGTATGTTGACAACCGTCCCCACTTTTTGGAGTTGCCGTCCTGCCCCATGTAATGGACAGCGGGTTTTCCAAAGCTGTTTTCAGCTATCTCCGGAAACGGGTAAAACATTTTTCTGCCGCTCGGCAGTGTTATGGTCATGCACTGTAGCCCTGACACGGGATCAAACTCGTAATGGAACGTCAGGCATTTTACAACGTTCGGGCGGAAATTCGTGACAGTATCGAGAGCAGCCCGCTCCATTGCATACCACAGATCTTTTATCCTCGGATTTGTCTCCCGCCATGCCGAAACTATCTCGGGAAGTTCTGCTTCGGAGAGACCCATTGACAGCGCTCCCATATTTATCAGAGCGCCGACAGAGCCCTGATAACCAAGAGCCAGTTCGGCGACTTTGCCTTTAGCCCTGAGAGCGTATTCGGGATTACCTTTTTTGATACGTTCGATTGGAACATGGAACATCTGCGATGCCGAAGCTTCATATATTTTGCCGTGGGTTGCGAATACTTCCTGCCGCCAGCTTTCACCCGCAAGCCACGCTATAACACGTGCTTCGATGGCCGAAAAATCCGCCACTGCGAATTTGTTGCCATCGGAGGGGATAAACGCAGTGCGTATCAGCTGTGAAAGGGTGTCGGATACGCTGCCGTAGATAAATTGCAGCATGAACGTGTTTCTTTCCTTCGCAAGTTCACGGGCGATAGAAAGGTTTTCTATGTAAGTCCTTGGAAGGTTCTGCACCTGTATCAACCGCCCTGCCCATCTGCCCGTGCGGTTTGCGCCGTAAAACTGGATAAGCCCTCTCGCTCTGCCATCAGCGCAGACGGCGTTTTCCATTGCTGTATATTTCTTTACCGAGGATTTCGAAAGCTCCTGCCGTAGCTGCAAAACACGCTTTACATTTTCCTGCGGAATATCCTTGTCGAGCATATCGGATACAGTTGCTTTATTGAGATTTTCGACTTCCATGTCTATTTCGGTTTCAAGCCATTTTTTCAACTGCGAAACAGATTTAGGGTTATCAAGCCCCGTGATCCTGACAGCTTCTTCGGTCAGCTCTGAGTTTATCTTGTCTGCGCAGCCTATCGCTCCGCTTACAAGATCAAGGTCAAGCCGTACCCCGTAAGCGTTTATCCGCTGATCAAGTTCCCATTGAAGCTGCACATCAGCGGGTACGGGGAACGCAGACAGCGTATTGTCAACAGTCATCTCCGTAACAACGTCCTGTACGCAGTAGGTTTTGAACAGATCCCATTTTTCAGGTGCATGATGCGGGAGATTTCTCATTCTGTTGCCATTCGCCGATGAGGGTTTACACGGCTTGCAAAAATAGTTTATCAGCGCTTTGCCGATACCCATCTTCTTTTTATCCTGAGGCAAACCGAGCGCTTCACCGACTGCGGCAAGGCCACCCGGAAACCCGCAGTATAGTCCGTGCAACATAGTGCAATGCCATTTTGACAGCCATTGTGCTCTTTGATCCGCTGATAAGCCAAAATGCTTTGAAAGGCAGTACCACTCAAAGGCGGCGTTGTAGGCGTGTAGTATGCAGTCGGACGAGAACATCAAGTGAACTATGTATTCGGAAATAGAGTCCCCCGTAGTCAGATCCACGATACGCACAGGGGCGTTATCAAGGCTGTAAGCAAAAAGCAGTATCTCGAAATCATCGGACTGCACATATTTGTACAGTCCGGATTTCTTAATATCTACGCTCGAATAAGTCTCAATATCGATTGAGATATTGTGAAGCATATTATCTCACCTCAGAACGGGATAACAGATCCGCCGGAGCTCTGGAAAGGATCAAAGCCCTGGGGATAAAAGGGAGTATTCTGCGCCTGTGTGGGGTAGGTCTGCTGAACAGGCTGAGCGTAATTCTGTGGCGCCCAGTTCTGCGGAGCTGGCTGCTGATACTGCGGCTGCTGTGGAGCTGCTCCCATCGGAGCGCCGAAAGCTTCCGCTGCGGAAATTCTTCCGCCTAAAGGCTCACCGTCTTCAAGCTTTTGCACGGCCTGAAGTCCAATTCCTACACCCCTCTTACCATTGGAGTTATAGGGGAAGAAGTTGACGCATACACGGGCGTAGCAGCCGCTGTAAACATCGGTCTGATTGATAACGGGGTTAAGATTAGCGTCAACGACCTGAGGAGCCTGCTTGCTTGATGCAGTGAATACCCAGTGCCCCTTGCACTCTTCGCCGAATGCTTCTCCGTTAGGGCGCACACCGTCGCCGTCATGGATAGCGGTTGCGACAACAGGCGGCATAACACCGTTCCACTTCTTAGCAACACCCTGCTGCTTAGCGGCGGTGACGGCGGCGTCAATGCGCTGCTTTGTTGCGATGTCTGACTTTGGGATAAGCACAGTTACTGAGTACTTTGCCTCCTGCCCGGGATTGTTTGCATAGGGCTCAAAAAGGTGAGTATATGAGAGCCTTGCACGGTCGGTTGTTACAGTTGTTTCGGTCATAGCCATGATTAATTTCCTCCAAACATTTCTTTTACATCGGGTTTAAATTCTTTCCTTTTATCATCAGCGGGGGCGAGAGCGGGTTTGCCCTGCGGTTTTATGATCTTATCGCCGATAAGCTCTTCAAGCTTTTTCTTCGTGACAAGTTTTTCGAGCTCGGTAAGGTTAATGGGTTTGCGTTCATAAAGCAGTGCCTCATCGTAGCCATTTGATTTAAGTACATCAAATGCACTGTCGATATCGGATATCTTGCGAATGCTTCTGCCCTCGACGACCTTCCACCCTGATATATCAGTTCCTGACAGGATAGCATTCAGTGCATACTCCTCGAGATCTGTTACCCAGTTCTTTAATGTCTGAGCCCGAGTAAGGACGCCACCGATCTCTGTGTCAGTAAGCAACTCCTTAGGCACTTTTGCATCATTTTCAAGAGCAAAGAAGCTTTCAGTCCTTGCTCTGCAGTTTGCCTTCGCCTTGCAGAAACGGCACCAGTCACCGCATTTGAAGTCGCCCCCGCCGTTGTATGCCAGCTCAGCTGTGGGCTTTATGCTTTCGCCCCATGCGGTAATGTCGGTGTAGCTGATCTCCCACGACGAAATACCATCGGTAATACGTGGTTGCACGATATGCAAAAACACATGCTGTATATCATACAAAAAGCTATATTCTGCGACAGCACCCAGGGCGTAAAGCATAAGCTGTGGGTTATGCTCTGCACTTACGGGAACACCCTTACCGTATTTAAAATCAATGATATGCAGATCGTTTTTACAAATCAGTACGCAGTCACTTGTTCCGAAACCGTCTTTTGCGATATGAGAATAATTCAGCTGTTTTTCAATCACAACATACGGTTTTGCTTTGCTGTACTTATGAGCGATCGAAAGTACGTAGTCGAGATAGTCATCTGTGTACCCGTCCATTTCGGGCGAATAAGCTGGATCAGCCTTTATAGTGTCAAAAGCCTTTGTATACTTTGACTTAGGCATGACCTCAAACTTACGTCTGAGTTTAAGCTCAGCAAGCGCATGAGCAAGAGTACCCTCAGCAGCGTATTCACTGGGCTTGTCCGGCATACCCTCGGTCAGCCTTATCGACGGGGGACAGTTTATCCAGCGCTTGGCTGCCGATGCGGATAAAAGGGCATGTACCTCGGGCATTATATCTTACCTCCCAGCGCACGGATACCGTTTGCGAAAGCAGGGTATGAATCCTTAGGCAGCTGCTGTATGCTCTGTACATTCTGCATGTTTCCCGCAGCATCTGTAAAAGTGAACGAGTGCAGAAGATTAAGCAGTTCTGTCTGTCTGCCTGCCTCGCATATGGGTCGTGCGGCAAGGGCAAGCTCATCCATGGTATACTCACGTGATGCAGTGGGGATCATCTGAGCAACGGGAGGGGCAATAGTAACCGCCTGAGTAGGAACCGTCTGCGCCACGGGAACAGCAGTCGGAACATGTGGCATCTGCTGTGCGGGTGTAGCCTGTACGGCTGCAGATTGTGCTGTGGGAATGGGGGCTGCGGGGGTAGGCGCATAGGGCACTGAGAGAAGCTTGGCGATTTCAACTGCCTGTGCGGGGGATACTTCGATAGTCATTTTGATACTCATAGATCATTACCTCTTTCTATTATTGTTTTTTACTTTATTTAATGCTTTTTCAAGCACAAAATCGGGTACGATTACCCCGTCGGGGCGTAAATGCAGATCAAATGCTTCATGCTGCATCGATTCGGAAAAATATGACGAGAGCCATTGTGTAAAATTTATAAGGTCGCTATTGCTACTGCTTATAATGGCGTAAGCCGTGAGTGCTCGCCTGTCGGTTTTCGTTTTGGATTTAGCTGCTATAGCACGCATTTTGAGCCTGAACTGTGCGTTATCGACTGTGCATGAAATCTCGCATTCGGGTATAAGCGTATAAAATGCCTTTTTGGATAAGTTGTAGAGCTCTTCGGCGCTTACTCTGATCTCAGTCATATGCTTCTTCCTCACTTTCTGCATCGTCCGAAAGTACCGCACGCTGATCAGCAAACTTTATCATTTCTGATGCAAGATATGTAAGGCTGTGCCCTGTGACCTTTTCCCAGTCTATGAGAAGTTCATAGGCTTCCTCCGTAAGTCGGACAATGCACGATTTATTATGCTTTCTTACTTTTGTGGGGCGGTGAAAAACAAGTTTATACTCCATACTTGACAACCTCCTCTGAATATCCTATAATAGGATTGTCTTATTTATCTTTTTGCCGTGTACGGTTGCCGCCGTCACGGCTTTTTTTACCCCTGCACAGGGCATTCAGAGAGCGACAGAATACTTGCCGCACCAACAAACTGCTGAGCGCATTCATTCGCCATCTCAAAGCTGTGTGCCTGAATGCGGCAGCTGTACTTCCTGCCCTCATAGGCGTATCTAAGGATATACCATTTCATTTTTACACCTCCTTGCAATCTGTGATAACCGCCTCGACCAAATCATCAAGGCTGCTTTCCGAAAAAATCCTGTCCTTTGCCTTAGCTTCGGCAGCTTCTCTCGACCCAGCCGATACGCTGTACACATCGTTGAATGCGCCGCCCTTGAACCTGAGGTGGACATATACGTTGTATGTGCTCATTACTTTACACCTGCCTTTTCCTTAGCCGCTTCAAGCAGCTTCTTGTCGATGATACGCTTGAGGCATTTTGCCATAATCTCAGGGCTTGGCTCGTTCACGAGTATGATCCTGCGTCCGCTTTCGGACATCATTTCGCTGATGATGGGCTTTGTGGCTTCATTCATGTTTGATTTCCTCCTTTGTTAAGGTGTATGCTCAAAAAGCTTTTCGGCGGGAATATCAGGGAAAAGAGCCTGAATAATGCCGACCTCTTTCCACCAAAAGTCCACTCGCCCCGTCATTTTTTCGGCAAAAGCACGAGGAGTAATGTTGAGCATATTTGCTATGTCCTTTTTCTTCATGCCGTTTTTAGATATTTCGGCTTCAAGATTAGGGTAATACGGTTTATTCATTGTCAAAATACAGTCACCTCCTGTAAAACATCAGTTAAATGATGTCTGCATATTTACTATACCACATTAAAATGATGTTGTCAATACCTTTTTTGAAAAATACTTCAATAAAATGATGTTTTGTTCTTGACACAACCGTAATATTGTGGTATATTATGTTTAGAGGTGATAGTATGGGACTTGAAAGAATTAACGATTATAAGAAGATTAAAAATCTTACAAATAAAGACATCTCAGAAATAACAGGCATATCAATAAGCAGTTTGGATAAAATCACATCTGGAAATAATACAAATCCAAAACTTGAAACTGTAAAATTGATTTGCGGAGCTTTAGGGTGTAAATTAAGTGATTTGCTTGATGATGATAATTCAAAGGAAGAATTTACTCTTCAAGAAGTCAACACAATAAAAAAATACCGCACTCTTGATGAATGCGGCAAGGAGCTGGTAACAGCTGTTATTGATATAGAGTATAAGCGTTGCACATACAAGCCTGAGCCTAACAGAGACGATCTCATTGATATAAGCATAAATTATGCTCCCGTTTCCGCAGGTCTCGGCGATGAGCTGGAAGACTACGAACATTGGGAAAAGGTAAGCGTGCCTCTCACTCCGGAGAGCCGTAAGGCAGATTTTATTCTGCGTGTTGACGGTGACAGTATGGAACCTAAGTTCAGTAATGGGGATTATCTTCTTGTCCGCAAGCAGCCTGCTGTGGATATAGGTCAGATAGGTATTTTCGATGTTGACGGCAAGGGTTATGTCAAGAAATACGGCGGAGATAAGCTTATATCTTTAAATCCTAAGTATAAGGATATTTCTACCACAGATGACAGCCGCTGCTTTGGCCTGGTGCTCGGTACAACGGATATTATTGAAGAATAAGTTTACTACAAAAAAGGACGTGACAAAATGCCAAGATGTAAAAAATGTGGGAAACGGGGATTGTTTCTTAAATTGGACAAAAATGGTCTATGCGACAAATGTGCTTTGGAACCTTGCTATGATTTAAATAGCATACAGGGGATAAAAAGTATCCCTGTTAAGTCATTTAAATATGATCCGAAGGACGGTAAAAGTTACGCTTATTACAATATCGAATATGTATTGCAGCGAAAAGCGACAGAGCATAAGAAAAATGGTCGTTTAGATTTGGCAATAGAGTGCCTTAGAAAATCAAATGAAATAATGCCTCTTTCGGATATGACATACCCGATTGATGATTATCTGAGACTTGCAAAGTATCTTCGGTTAGATAAGCAGTTTGATGAAGCTCACAAAGTTGAAGAGATGTATTCAAATGGAAATTCTGCTGCAGAAAAAATATTGGATATAAATAGCATCAACTTAAAGCAAACTGACCTGGCAGGGGAAATGAATACGGATTTGGTGGACGTTGTATGTAATTGCTACCATTGTGCAGAGTGCTCTGCATATGGAAATAGAGTGTATTCCATTTCGGGCAAAGATAAGCGATTTCCAAAGTTGCCCGATTATGTCAAAAATAATGCAGGGCATTGTTCTATGATTATTTACCCATTTATATATGGAATTCATTATTTAACAGACCCATATACTAACAAGTCTATATCAGGCACTGACGTAATTGAATATAGCAATCGACCATTTACTGATAGCAGACCACAACAATGGATAGATGGATATAACCATTTATTAGAATTAAAGCACAAAAGAGAAGTTGATGAACTTAACAGTAAATATGCGCAGCAAGAATATGAGCAAATAGTGATAAAGCTGCCTGATATTGCGCCTAAAAGTCAGGCGGGATATACACGAATGAAAAAAGCTGCTTCTGCTAATTTCAAAAAAATATCAGAAGCAGCCCGTGAAGCCGGAATAACTATTCATGATTTTGAAAACGAAGATTGACAATTAAGGAGAGTGTACTCAATGAAAAAAATAATATCAGCTGTTCTTGCAGTCATGTGTGTGATGTCAGTTTTTTCAGCGTGCGGCAGCGAAGCAGCACCAAATACCGAGGTGTCTGTTTCCGAATCCGTGTCTGAAGAGGGGCAGAGCAGTGACAGCGTTATCAGAAATATTAAATGGGGTATGTCAATAGACGAAGTGAAATCCTCCGAAACTGCCGAATTTGATAGTGAAAAGGAAAATAAAAGCCTGCACTATAAAAACATTGATATGTTCGGTCAGAAATTTGATTTGACATATGCTTTTGATGTATCTGACGGTTTATATTCGGCTGTATATGGCAGTCCTGATCTTATGCCCGATGATGCGGCAGCTCTCCAGAAGTCAATAATAGACACATTGACAGAAAAGTATGGAAAAGGTGAAGACGGCAGCCCGTTGTATGATCTTATCTGGTATTCCGGTGATACTAAAATATCACTTTTTATCGGTACACCAAAGGACAATGATACCCTTACATATTTCAGAATATGGTATCAGAAAGATGATGATGCAGCCAGCAGATCCGATAATGGAAATCTTTGATTTATAAATAAACATCCCCGCCCGGCGCTGGAACACCGAACGGGGAAGAAGCTGTGATACAATCACAACCTTAGACAAGTTTATTGTATCATAGCTCCCTGAAAATGTCAAGGAGTGATTTAAATTTGAAAACCGCCGTAATATACGCCCGATACTCTTCGGACAAGCAGACGGAGCAGTCCATCGAGGGACAGCTTTACGACTGCTACAATTACGCCAAGCAGCACGGCATAACAGTCGTGCAGGAATACATAGATCGAGCCATGACAGGCAAAAACGATGATCGTCCCGCCTTCCAGCAGATGCTTCATGAAAGCGCCATGCACAAGTGGGATAGTGTTATTGTGTGGAAACTTGACCGCTTTGCACGCAACACCATAGACAGCGCCGTCAACCGCCAGATTTTAGCTAAAAATGGCGTTAAGCTGCTGTCCGTCATGGAGAGCTTTGGGGACGATGCCAGCGGTCAGATGATGACCCATATCATTGAAGCAATAAACGAATACTACAGCGCCGACCTCAGAGAAAAGACTATCCGAGGAATGAGGCAGTCGGCAATGAAGGCTCAGACAACGGGACATATCCCGCTGGGTTACAAGGTTGTTGACAAGAAGCTGGTCATTGACGAAGATACCCGCATTATCCCCGACACTGTGTTTCGAATGTACGCAGAGGGGGAGAGGCTCACTGACATAGCCGATCATCTGAACGCCCAGGGCTATCGCAACCGCCGAGGCAGGCCGTTCACCACAAACAGTTTTTACAATATGCTCAGCAACGAAAAATACATAGGGATATATAAATATGATGACATTGTTATCGAGGGAGGCATACCGCAGATGATACCCAATGACGTTTTTGAAGCCGTAAGAGAAAAGCTGATAACCAACCGCAAGAGAGCCGCCAAGAACACCGCCAAAG